GTTTTAGACGGAACTCTAACAGGTTTCTCAATCGCTGGTGAAATTACAGAAGACGACACAATCTACGATGCTTCCCTAGAGAAGAACATTCGTATCATCAAAGACTATTCTTTGAGCGAGTTGTCTCTGGTTGATGTCCCAGCAAATCAATACGCAAACGTATTGTCTATTCAAAAGAACGGTGACTTTACTGGTATGCTAGCAAAGGCACTTATTGAAAATGTTTATTACTGTGACCATGATGACATAGTTCAACTATCGTCCACAGTAAAGTCTTCCTGCCCCCGTTGCGATGGTGGTATGGAAAATATTGGTTTTGTTGAGTCGAATGACCCTGACAAGGCTGAAATGGTTAAGGGCATTCTTTCACAAGTAAAGAAGTCTAAGGAGGTTGATGTTATGTCCGAAGAAACAACTGAAGCCAAGGTAGAAGAAACCGAAGCGGTTGAAGAAGTTGCGGAGACAGTAGTAGAAGAGACTGTTGAAGAAACCCCTGAGACTGACGAAGTAGAAGTCGCTGAGGTAGTTGCTGAAGATGCCGTTGAAGAAACGGTAGTCGAAGAAGTAAACATGGTTGAAATGAAGATTGAAGAACTAACTAATGCTATCGCTGGAATCAGTGAGCAAATTAGTCAAATGGCTGTTCTTGCAGAGTCTGTACAAAAGATTCATCAGCAAGTGAGTGAGGTCTCCAAGAACCTCTCAGGTGTGAGCCGAGAGGTCAATCAACTCAAAGCGCAAGATAATGAACTTGGAAAGCGATATGAGGTTCTTGAAAGAGAAACTGCTTTCCGCAAATCTGCTGACTTTGGAGAGGTCATGCAGGGTCAACCTGAGAAGGTTGAGAAATCACTATGGGATGGACGTTTCCTCAAACAGAACGACCTATTCTAAAATAAAAAACTATACGGAGGTGAAATAATTATGTCAGACGAAATTATAACAGAAAACACAACTGAAGAAGTAACTTTCGAGAAGGCAGCACCAGTGGCTAACGCCACAGGCAACCCCGGCGTGACCGGGAACGTTGGTGTTCCTACTACAGAGCACTCTTCAGGTTACATTGGTGTAGGTGGTGTCGGCCAACAAAACGATGGCGATGCAACTAACTACAACAATCTAGGTCAGGCTCTCAATGCTCAAATTGGTGGAGCACCTTCCCCGCTAGACATCAGTCCTTCGGGGCAGACAGGTGGAGGTATCCTCAACCCAGAGCAGAGCCGCTCTTTCATTGATTATGTTTGGGATGCTACGATGTTGGCCCGTGATGGGCGACGCATCACTATGCGAGCAAACACGATGGAACTGGAAAAGGTGAATGTTGGACAGCGTGTCCTTCGGGCGGCTGCTCAGGCTGACGCACAGCATGTAAATGCTGGCGCAACTTTTTCAAAGGTGGACTTGTCAACAAAGAAACTACGGCTAGACTGGGAGGTTTCCAGTGAGGCGCTTGAAGATAACATCGAAGGTGCAGCACTTGAAGATCATCTGGTTCGCTTGATGACTTCTGCGTTTGCTAACGACATTGAGGATCTCGCCATTAATGGTGACCTCAGTGACACCACAGACCCATTCTTGGGAATCATGGATGGATTCTGTGTTCAAGCAGACAACGATGCTCACGCAGCAGTGCCTTCTTACTTCGGCACAGTCGCAGGTACATCCGGTGCAGCCGGTACTATTGATCAGTTTGCACAGCCAACTGGTGACTGGGATCGGTTTGTCAATGATGGTGGCGGAGCACACGATGTTACCGCTGCTGGTACTCCCGTTTGGGACACCGAGACGATGCAGGAAATCCTTCTTGCAATGCCTCGCAAGTACCGTGGCGTTAAGTCGGGACTACGTTACTACGCAGGTAGCGATACCTTTGCGAAGATCGTGGCTTCTAACGGAACCGGAACACCAGTTGGTCACTCCCCTTCAACTCAAATGTATGCAAACTCATACCTTGATGGTCGGGATCAAGAACTAGGTGGCCCAGCGGCTACTCGTGTCCTTGGTGTGCCAGTACTGGAAGTTCCTTACTTCCCTGAAGGTCGTGTGGAACTTACGTTCCCTGCGAACCGTATTTGGGGAATCCAGCGGGACATCACGGTAAACCGTGAGTACCGTGCCAAGAAAGATACCATTGAATACACAGTATTCATGCGTTTCGGTATTGCTTGGGAAGAACTAGATGCTGTTGCAGTAGCAACTGTCTAACATAAAGCAACTTGTGAGGGGAGAGCCTTTTGGCTCTCCCCTCTCATCTATTTGTGGTATAATAGATACAATAGGAATACTAAGGAGTAGTTATGAATGTTGATACATTGAACATTAAAGACTTGCGGTCTTACGCAAAGGATAATGGAATCAAGTTGCAGAGCGCAACTAAAAAGTCGGACATCCTCGCTATCGTAAAGGATAGCATGGGGTCAGAAGAGGCACAGGGAGAAACCTTGGAGTCTTTGTTTGCTGAAGATAATGAAGAGCAGCATGTAATGACCTCTCGTAATGAGGATGCTCGTCAGGCTAGAGAAGATGCAGAAATTGCTGAGAGAATAATGAACACAGAGATTGATGAGCGTAAACCTACTGGTAACGACATGGCTGTTTGTCTTTATTCTGAAAAGAAGTATTCTTCTTCTAGTTTAGGTAAACTTAATATTGGATACAATATTGTAAAAGAAGACCTAGCAAAGATTTGGGTTCGTCTTCCAGATGTTCGTCTTGCTGATAAAGAAGAACTTATGCGAGCGAAAGAAAAAGGCATCAAGCCCGGTCAACGTATTGGCCCCAAGGGACGTAGAATGTAATGAGACTATATCGTCAACCCCCACTTCCTTTGTCTATTGAGGTTCCTAATGCTCTTCCAGACACTGCTTATGATGTTGCTATTATTAATCGCAATACGGAGTGGGGTGTTGCGGTAGTTAGTGATGCTCTTGGTGTTATCAAGTTTGATCTTCCTAACTACCCTTTTGCTTTCTTTGATGAGGTTTATGCTTTGAGCATTCAGTCTGAAGATGTTACCTTTATCTGGAATGATGGACAAACAAGTTTTGTAGATGACTTAGAAATCAAGCGCCCATATTGGGCGGTAGATCTAGATGATCCCCTAGAGTTAGTAGAAGAAGCAATCATCAGTGCTACCATTGACGCTATTACTGGTGGGTTCTATTTCACTAGAGAAGCATTTGAAGGTCAAGGACTAGGCACAGACTTTTTCCCAACACCTGCTCTTACTGTAGGAGTGTTGGAAGCATGGCAGAATAACGTTCAGGTTTATTACAAGTACTTGCCCATGCCCGGTGACCCAGACTTCACTAACATCTTTAATTATGAAATGACTAGGGACATGACTGCGATTACTGTTGCTAACAATAATCAAAGAATTTCTGTTGCTTCTAGACCTGTTACTTATCATAATGGGAATAGTGATACTTACTTTACTCATCATCACGCTGCCCCATTTTTCCCTGAAGATTTTTACTACATCTTTCTTTTGTCTAACGGATACGCTCAAATTCCTGACGACATCAAGTTAGTTGCAGAGTTGTTGAGGGTTATGTGGCTTGAGCAGGGTGAGATTGGTAACAATGACTTTGACGATTACATTACGGAATACTCTACAGATCAGTTCAAATTGTCTATGCAGTCTCGTGCTGGTGAGAATAAGGGTTATGGTTCTACTGGAAACAAAACGGTTGATGCTATCTTAAGGAAGTACATTAATAAGGCAACAAACATTAACCGTCTTGGAGTGCTTTAGAATGGGTCTTAAACTTCCAAGTTTTCTTTACCTTATGAGTTGTGATGTTTACTACGCTTCTTATTTGGACGCTTCCTCTACCCCATCACAAGATCTTATTCAAGATGACTTTGGTAACATTATTGGTGGTGTGGGACAGAACGAGTTTGGCGAGTCTGTGAAGATTTGGGGTTTGGATAGGAACGAAAGGCAGTCCTACTTCAATGTTATGGGAACAGTAAACTTACAAGACTTAAACGCAGACACAGCATTTACTTACAAGAAAAGGTTGAATGGTCGTTTTAAGTATCCGTCAGATCCAAGGGTAGACAAAGATGGTGGTAGTCATCCTATCAGTGATATCCTTATTACCAATGTGTGCAAGAAAGCAAAACTGCTTGGCGCTCCTGATGACGAACTACAATTAAACGCAGACGGAACACCCATTGTCTTTGAGGTTATGAGTGTTGATCCTTTTATTAATCCTTGGGGAGATATAGAGTATTACAAGAT